TAAAAAGGCCGCACGCAACACTTTCGTAGAGTGGCAAACAGACAGCCTCCGCGCATCTGCCGCCAACGCTCACATCGAGGGTGACGCAACCACTGCCGAGGCTCGCACAGCGACAACTCGTTTGGGCAACTACACGCAAATCTTCAAAAACGCCGTTGTCGTATCCGACTCCGACGATAATGTCGATAACGCAGGTCGCGCAAAAGAGATTGCATATCAAACACTTAAGATTGCCAAAGAGCAAAAATTGGACATCGAAAAAGCACTTTTCGACAACAATGCTCGTGCAGCTGGTTCTTCTTCAGTTGCTCGTGAGCTTGCAGGCGCACCAGCTTGGTTGACAACAAACACCGTAGCTGGTTCCGGTGGTGCAGACCCAACCGGGGACGGTACAGACGCTCGTACAGACGGCACACAAGCTGCTTTCTCACAAGCCAACTTTGACACTGTTATGCAGTCAATCTGGGTTGCTGGTGGTAAGCCTGACACAGTGTATCTGTCTGCATTCCAAATGAATGTAGCTCTGGGCTTCACAGGTAACAACAACCAGCGTTCCAGCGTACAAGCTGGCGACGAGCGTGTTGTTAAATCCTTGGCTGTGTACGTCACACCTTGGGGTACTGTAGAGTTCATGCCATCCCGCGAAAACCGTTCGCGCGACGTGTTCATCATGCAAGACAACATGTGGGAAGTTGCTTCCCTGCGTGGCACGAAGAACGTGGCCTTGGCAAAAACTGGCGATAATACCACCCGACAAGTTGTGACAGAACTCACACTCTGCGCAAAATCGGAAGCCGCCAACGGCATCATCGCCGACTGTACAACTTCATAATCTAAGAGATGGGGGCGGGAGACTGCCCCCATTTTCACTTTAAACGGAGACTAAAATGACAAAAGCCACAGTAACCGTTGCAAATGTTTTTACATCTGCTGGCAAGTTTTTCAAAGGCGACGTGATCGACCTTCCCGCTGACGAAATCAAAGCAATCAACGAAATTCGCGCTGGTGCGCTTGAGGCTGAAAAGCCAGTGGCCAAAGCCAAAGCGCCAGCAAAGAGAAAGCGCGCTCGCAACGAGAACGGCACTCTTCGCGCTGACAATCCGTCAACCATCCACATTAACGAGGCTTGGGTAAATGATTAATACATCAACCAAGATTTCGGAAAATATCTCGTTTGATAACGACGACAACATGGTTATCAAACGCACCTTTGACGCATCACACATGCTCAAGGACGCTGCACAGGCCCGTGAGGTGACGAAGAACAGCTTTGCCTCCGACTACAAGCACGTTGGCAATGTTGACCTAGCTCTTCTCAATGTGTGGCTAAAAGAGGCTGGGGTGGCTTGGACCGATACACAAGCGGTCAAAGATGTGTTAAAACGTAAGCTAATGAGCAGCGAATTTAGCGCCCTTCGGGTCTGGGAAGGCAGTTACTAAAATGGAAATGGACGCGATCTTGAATATACTTTTTGGCGTTGTAATCGCTGGCATTGGCTGGTGGTTAAAGACGCAACGCGAAGAGCTAGATCGTCTCCGCATCTTGCTCAACCGTACCCGTGAGGAGATGGCCAAGGAATATGTCACGAAGTCGGACAGCTCTGAAGTGCTTTCTCAAATTATGAACAAGTTTGACCGTCTTGAAGAAAAAATAGATCGACTGATGGAGAGATAGATGCTTTGCGCGCTGGTCTTTGTGAGCTTCGGACACGCATGGGTGCAGGGCGTAGGCAATGTGCTGGTGAAGTCGTGCTACTATAACTGCGGCAGCGAGAAGATAACAAAGGCTCAATGGTATGACCGCAAGTATAGCGTTCCGCCGCACTATGTTTGCCCGGTGAGGTTTGCTGAAGCATGATTGAAGTTTTAGCCCTCGCAAGTGCGGTTAGCACAGTCGCAGGCGGGATTAGCTCTGCGGTACAAGCTGGCAAGGACGTTGGTTCTGTGCTGCCGCAGTTTGGCAAGCTGGCCAAGCTGGAAGCCGACATCCACCTCGCAGAGAAAGGCCGACACAAAGGCCCGCTCGGTCGCCTGACTTCCACCGAGGAAGAGGGCTTCGCAATTGCAAACGCGAAAATGAAACACAAGGAAGCTATGGACACGCTCCGAAGCCATTGCAGACTGTATGGACCACCGGGCATGTGGGAGACAGTGCAGCGTGAAATGGGCGCAGCCAGAGCAAGGCAGAAGAAAGCTCTTGAGGAGCAAGCCGCAAAGCGCGACCGCATCTTTTATTTCATTACGATTGCGGTCGCCTGCATAGTTTTTGCAGTCGGCAGCGGCGGCTTGATATGGGTCGCAGCGTTGCTTGCGGATGAGGTGAGATGATGTGGGTGCTTCTTTGGTTTCAGCTTTCTGCAAACGTCATTCACTTCGAGGTCGGGCAGTATGGCTCTGAAAAAGATTGCACGGATGAGCTGCGCAGGGCGTCTGTTCTGGTGACGAAGAACAATGAGTATCTGCAATGCTTAAAAATTACGAAAGGTAAATAGAATGGCGCACACAATACTTGATGACTGGAAAGTCCTCCCGCGCTTGATGATGTTTGTCACAACAGTTATGTATATACGCTGTTTAGAGTGGGCAATGGGTCAGCCTGACTTGTCAGTAAGTCAAGCAGGACTGATCTCAGTGGTCACAGGCACTTTCACGGCAGCCTTTTCGATCTGGATGGGTAAGGAAAGCAAAACGAGCGTAACCAGCACGGGTTCAAGCTCGAAAGTAGAGTATGAGGTGGGTAAATGAGCTTTCTCAGCGATCTGATAGCGCCAGCCACCGAGCTGGCAGGCAAGTTTATCCAAGACAAAGATCAAGCGGCACGGCTGGCGCATGAGTTAAGCACAATGGCCGACAAGCACGCTCAAGAGGCCATGCTTGCGCAGATCGACGTCAACAAAGCTGAAGCGGCCAGCGGCTCAGTGTTTAAAGGCGGCTGGCGTCCATTTATCGGTTGGGTTTGCGGCGCTGCGTTTGCATACCACTTTGTCTTGCAGCCATTCATCGTCTTCGGCGTTACAGTTGCCGGCGTCGAGATACCGGAGCTGCCTACATTTGACATGGGCAGCTTAATGACAGTTATGATGGGGATGCTCGGACTGGGCGGTCTCCGCAGCTACGAAAAGAAACAGGGGCTAACGAAATGAGCAAGGCAATGGCAACGCTCCAAGCTAAAATCGGCGCAACAGCCGATGGTGAGTTTGGGCCAAATACAGCGCGAGCAATCGCAAAGCACTTTAACCTATCCCCGGCGCGTGGCGCTCACTTGATGGGTCAGGCATCGCACGAGAGTGGTGGCTTCAAGCGCACCCGTGAGAGCCTGTATTACAGCACGCCAGAACGCATCCAAGCTGTCTGGCCCTCGCGTTTCCCAACCGTTGCCGATGCTGAGCCGTATGCCAAGAACCCGAATGGGCTTGCTGGTAAGGTTTACGCTGGCCGCATGGGGAACGAGAATGAGGCACAAGCCAGCCTGTACATTGGCCGAGGTTTCTTGCAGCTTACCGGGCGTAATAATTATCGGGCGTTTGCGTCTGACATGGGCGTTCCGAAGGTTATGACTGACCCGGACTTGGTGGCTGACGAATATGCCTTTGAGACTGCGCTGTGGTTCTTCAATAAGAATGGGTTGTTTGACATTGCAGACGAGGGCGTAACGGATGACGCCATCAAGCGCATCACGCGCAGGGTGAACGGCGGCTATCATGGTCTGGATGATCGAAGCAACCAGAGCAAGAAAATCCACACTTGGCTCATGGCCTAGTTTAGCTAAGTTGGCTAAGTTAGCTAAATGGCAAAGCAGGATCAAAAAGCCAGCGCGGCGGTGGGTAGGGCCGGAGAGCATTTGGCCCTCGCCTACTTATCGTTGGCTGGCTACATCTGCACGCTCTGCCAAATCAAAGATCACGATGCGTATATACAGACGGATACACAGACGCTCACGCTGCAAGTGAAGACGGCCAGCAAGACGCACAAGACCACCAACAGTTACGCATTCCACACGCCTAAAAAGAACGTAGGGGTTTCAGACGTGTTTGCGTTTGTATCCATTGATTTAGGCGCTGTGATATTTCGCCGTGGTGATGAGCTGACCTCTGTGACGACTTACATTTCGTCAAAGGAATTTATGCACGAAAAGCAGTCGATGAAAAAAACATTCGACAGCTTCAAATAATCGCTTGTGACCGGGCGCGGCTTTGATTAGAAAGTCTGAGTGGGTGGCTATCATCACAATACAAATCGACTTACCGCGGTGCGGTGGTTGTTTAGCCTAGTGTGACGTTGCTACAAATGTGCCAGCATTCAACTCAACTAAACGGCCACCCACACGACTAAACCGTTCTTCCATAAAAAACTGCGGGCAAATCTGGCTTTTTGTTTATGTCAAACAAATACCAAGCGCAGTTGTCTTTGCCAGTGTTTTTACTGCCCTCAATCCACTTAACCCTGCCAACGCTAACAATCTTTGAGCAATATGTAATGAGTGTTGCAGATTGTTTTGTGTGCATCCAATCAGCATCGAACAAAAACCAAGTCGGGCATACGCACATCCAAGACTCAATTAGTGGGTGCAAAATCTTTCTGTCCCACGGCGGATTAGTAATGCAAAAATCAACCGATTTGCCAACACTTGGCTTTATGTCAAGCGCGTTGGCGGTTCTTATGTTGTTAGCTCTTGGCTCAATATCTGCGGCATAATCACATTGGCCCCCACAGTCAGTCAAGTTTGTTATGTGCTGGATGAGCCTGCCATCTCCTGCGCAAGGCTCAGCATATGTAAAAAAATAAGGCAGGTGCGCTATCAATGGCGCAACTGCCTCAATTGGGGTAGGGTAATAGTCGCGAGGAACGCGATCAAATGAGCTTCGCTTTCCCATTAGAATATAATTGCGACCAGCATCATCAAGCCAGCGCCGCTGATGAAGCCAAAGATGGCTCCGATCAGACCTGCTGCGTTTATCATGCGCTCAAGTTCTTTGTCAGTCATCACTCATCATCCTCAAAGCAGTTATTTAGCGGCTGAATAGGTTGCTTGCTAAACACCCAGCGCCACTGCCGCTTGGTATAGCCCGGCACTTCAACAAAGTCTCGCACGCGATAAACCTTGTTCGCCTCCCACATCTTCTTGAGATAACTTGACGTGCGCGGCACACTATCGCCTAGAAGCTCTGCGGCCTCTGCTGCCGTCACACGCTGGTCATACGGGATCAGAGAAAACAGACGCTTACCCTGCTCAATGCTGTGTTGCTTGCTGGCCTCGGCTGCCCTAATCATAGACGGGGCCATTGTGGTCGGCCTGCGCGGGCCAGATGGCAGGGCTTCGCGTTTGCGCTGGCGATACATGAGCGTTTCAAACTCCCATAGGCAGTGGCCGTATGTAATCTCAAAGCGCTCATGCTTATCGGTTACACCCTCCAGCTTGGCCCTCAATCGCTCGGCTGCGTCTTTTGCATCTCGCGCTTTAGCACGTCGATTAGCGCTTGCTGCTCTTCCAGCCGCTGCTTCAAGTTTGGCCGCATCGCCGTCTTCTGCTCCGTCAGCATTATGCTGTTGTTGCGCTCTAGCCTTTTTATAATAATCTGAGTTTGGTCCGTACTCACGTTTTTTCCTTTCAAGTTTTATGTTCGCAGCCGAACATATGCGGGCTATTGTTGACGGCGATACCCGCAGCAATTCTGCGGTCTCAATCTGAGACATGCCTTGCTGTGCGCAATCAAGAACGTGGCGGGTGAGCGCATCTGGATCGTATTTCATTCGTCTTCCTCCAACGCTTCAATCTGGCCAACGCCACCACAGTTGTCGCAATCCTCCATGACGGATTCAAAGTCGCCGTGCCAAGTTGAGCTTTGGCGGACCCAAACATCGCGCTCAACCTCGCCTTCGCCATCGCACTCAGGGCAGTTTATTATATCAGTCATAGCATGGCACTCCTGATGAACAATGGCACTGCAAATAGAGCCAAGAGGAATATGATTTCGGCGGCAATTTCTAGCTTATGTTTCATCACTTTGCCTCATGAGTTACGCGGTACTTACGCTTTGCACCTTTATCGTCAGATGCGATATATTCCTCGCCAAACATAAACGCCATTACTTGCGCCTTGTGGTCAGCGCTGCATTTGCTGATCTGCTTGTTTTTTACAATATTCAATATTTGTGCTTGAGTAAGTTTAGTCATGTCAGTCTCCATTTGTTTATACAATCACTTTAATCCGCAAATCATCCTATGTAAATACTAATGATGCACTTGCATAAACTTTTTTTAGGATGTAACGTCCTATCCAATTAACCTTGGAGGGTGACATGAAGAAAGAAAGTCGAGTGGTCTTAACTGAGGCCCAGCATGAGGCGCTGACGCTTGCGGCGGAGCGCACTGGCATGGCGCTGGCCACGTTTATCAGGTCGGCGGCACTAACCGTGGCGGCCAATGCAGGTATTCACGCTGAACAGCCGCGAGCTGACTAATGGTCAACGGGCGCAACAAGGGTGCATCATTTGAGCGGGAAGTTGCCAACATGCTGCGCGATGAGCTGGGCATTGGCTTCAAGCGTGATCTTGAGCAATATCGTGCTGGCGCTCACGCTGACTTGATCCCAGACGATCCGGCATTCCCGTTTACCTTGGAGCTAAAGCGTTACAAGGACGGCCCAATCGGCGGTGCGCCTGCATGGTGGGAGCAAGTTAAAACCGCCGCCGAGCGTGAGCAAAGGATGCCGTGCCTGATTTACAAATACGACCGCAAGCCGATGCGATGTGTGATCCCGCTGGCTGCGTTAACTGATTGTGATCACGATTACACTGTGGAGGTCGATTTCGAGACCTTCTGCTATATTGCTAGGGAGGCAATGCAATGACTAGGCCGACCTATGAAAGCTCAGGCGACCGCAGCGCTGAAACTGTTGCTGTTAAGAAGTTCATTGACAGCTTCGGCGGCGAAGTCGATTTCATCAAGCTGCCTGTGCAATACAAAATGGACTTTGCTCTCACACGCAACGGCGTCATCACGGCATTGGTTGAAGTTAAGTGCCGTAAAAATAACAAGCACGCATATCCAACTTACATGATCTCTATGTCAAAACTGGTTGCCGCCGCTGGCTATCGCAACATCGGCATCAATTGCATTTTACTGGTGCAGTGGGCTGATAGCATGGGTTGGGTGCAGATGAGCAATGAGGATTGGAGCGTCAGAGTAGGCGGCAGAAAAGATCGCAACGATTGGCAAGACATTGAGCCAGTTATTCACATCCCAATCAGCGAGTTTAAAGACGTAATTAAAGTGGAGGACAAGCGATGATGATCCCAGCCGACAGACTAACCAATACGGAATATCACGCCAAAAAGGATCACATATCGTCTTCTGACGTTAAGCTGGTCCACAGCAAATCGCTGGCACACTGGAAGGCGAAGACATATAGCTCTAGCCCAGTGTTTGATATGGGAACCGCCGTACACGCAATGGTGCTAGAGGATGGCAAGGGCGTCGTGCGCGGACCAGAGACACGCCGAGGCAAGGCTTGGGCGGAAGCATATGAGGAGGCACAGGCAAGCGATCAGACCTTGCTGACCGCCGCCGACTATGACCTTGCGCGGAATATTGCCGATAGCGTGCTGTTTCATCCAGCGGGTCAGCGCATGGCCGGCCCAACAACTGTTAACGAGGCCAGCTTTTTTGCCACTGACCCTGAGACTGGGCTGAAAATCAAGTGCCGCCCAGATAGCTACTGGGATGCCAAAGGTGTCCTATACGATCTCAAGACATGTCAGGATGCTTCACCCAGAGGCGTGGCGAAGGACATGATTGCGTACAATTACGCCATACAGCAAGCCTTCTATATGCACTGCTTAGAGCAGGCTGGCTATGAGGCGTCACAGTTCGTATTCGTTCACGTTGAGAAATCAGGCGCACACGCGGTCTCGACAAATATCATACATGAGGAATATCTTGACTGGGCTAAGGCAGAAATGCACATGACCCTGCGCAAGATTGCAAAAGCCAACGAGGCCCAGAAGTGGGACACTGGTTG